GAGTATTCCAATGAATCCGAACACTTCCCGGAATCATGCGTCATCCACCTCTCGAAGATCCGATTTCACCCGCTATTATATCCAAAACACGCTCGCAAGTAGATTTCGATCCAGAGCCGGTTTGAATAGACGAATATGCTTTCAAGCGTTTCTATACGCATCATCAGATTCGCCAGTATATCTTGGAAGAGGATACACTGCTCCCCATTTTCTATCCAATTCTTCTCCAACAGCATAATCTATGTTGTTAGATAAATACATCAAAAAGTTGTGTCGCTTAACTAAATCTATCTGAGTGACATATGACTTGAATATAGAATCTAGAACAGGTATATCTCCCAACTTGGGATGAACTAGACGAATGGATGCGCCATACCTAGCAGACGGTGCCACCAAACGAATTGATGCCGAATATCTATGTAAAGTATACTTTATGAAAGCTATATCAGCAGAATAGGTATTATCCATTTTCTTACTTAATGCTACATCCGCTGAAAGAACTCTGTCATATTTGTCGCGAATTGACATCCGGGAATACATCCAAACTTCAGACGTTTGTCTTAATCGAATGCTCTCCCGTATTGTAACTAATCCCGACCCCCAAAGACGAATATTGCCTGAATATGTTTGAGCCTTTCTTGTAGTCAACACAACGTCATTAACATGCTCCTTTGTATATGTAACAGGAGGAGCTGACGCGTATAATGTTGTATTCAGTTTTATTGGAACGAATAACTTGCTAAGTGGAACGTGACTCACAGAATTGAATGTAATTGTTATTACGTGAGTATGATTCGTGGCACTGGCCGCAGGCTCGCCATATGCATAGTCACTTTTGGTTTCGACAAGCGGCGGAATACCTGCCGGATCTATTGTACCAGTGGCAATATGGTCATGCGTATCTGTGCCAGATACTACTGGATCGGAATCTCCAGCTTTTAAGTTCGCATTCTTCCACGAAGACAATACTGTCCAGTTACTACTGGGCTGGCCATCTGCAAAAACAACCGTTCCAGAAAGAGCCTTGGTCGTTGAAGCTAATATCTCGTATAATCTAGTTACTAGATTCCTCGGCTCCCTCGTCTTTGTGTCTGTGACTATTCCTTCATACGTGTGTGTATGATCCCCAGCAGCCAATGCATCATATCCATATCCAGCGTAATTTGCCACAGCAGATCCAGATGGAGCAACTGATCCACGAAGTTCGTGATAATGTGTACTATCTCCAAAGGTTTGACCAGGAACACCATTTCCTATATATCGCCCATCAGCTTCGGAAAATCGACGAATGTATCCCACATCCGTCAAAACCCCATTTGATAATATAACCGCGCCCTCTGGAAACGATTTTATAGAACTCTCCCAAAGATTGAGATCAACATATATGATATCCAGACAATATGTTGGTGGTTCATTATAAACTGTCCACATTTCCCCCGCGTCGAGGCCATGAGAATGCTGGCCCATATAATAATACCCGGGAGGGATGTTATAATCCCAAGACAATCTTTGTGTATCGGGAGAACAACTCCAATTAGTTATAGTATTATGGAAATGCGTTTCTGATCCAGTATCTGCCATATGGCTAGAATATGAATCAGTAAAACGAATGTACTCCTCAAATCTGGTCAGCCGGACCCATGGACTAGGAGGATCCTCAGACTTTTTCCAGAATACGTATATATTTGGGCCAGTTAGAATCATGAAATTTGTTCGCCTTTGTCATTCCACATGTGTATCTCTCCACCCTCGATACCAAGTTTATAATAAACTTCATGACGGACTCCAACCATCAACTCCAATGATCCGGATCGAATTAGACCTTGCGGTGATCCGGTTTTTCGCATTGGGGGCATCGAACTTCGCCATTGGAAAAATATAATGGATCGTCTATAACATTCTTGCAAACTTTGCAATACCATTCGTTTCTTGACAAACAAGTTGGGCATTCCAATTGCCCTTCTCCGTCCCAATAAAATCTTGCGCCGCAATTTGCGCAAACGTAATAATCAAATCTTATATAATCGTTCTGACGCGCGATATAAGGTATCGATCCTGGTGGGATGTTCATGGATAATACCGGATTACTCGTTGCTAAAAACAAATTTCCTGTAGCTTTTGATGCAAGCGATGCCAACTCTTCGGAAAAGGGATACCAACATATGCAAGATACATTCTTAACTGGAACCTCGGACCATTGTAGTTCGTGGCCATCTTCCAAATCGTATTGTACAATCGTAGTTATCCCATCATCCAATATCGCTACCCAGAAATATGTATATATTGGTTCGGGGGTTTCCGATAAATTGCAATCCATGAAATTTTCCTCCCGGGTCAATCCAACTTATATCTCGTCGTATCTAAACGTAAATGTCTCGTTCGGCTTGTCGCCCTGCACTGCACCTGGGGCAACTTTCACTTGCGTAACCACGCTCTTAGTGGAACTTCCGCTGGCTGTGATCTCAGTAGTATCTACAAGTAATGGTGCGCTAGAGGTATAGCTATCCGCATCTCCTGGGTCTATCGTCTGGCTCTTGTAATATGAATGCCCGCTTCCTGCATCTTTGATATATATTCCGCTACTTCCATCCACATTTCCAACTGCTTGCTGATAATTCGCAGTAGGACAGCCATGTCCGTTTGTTGAGTTATCTAACCGCGCAACAAGTAGCATCCCCCCGCTACCAAGATTCCAGTTACTTTTAACTGACCCGGAAGTGAACCATCGGATATTATATACCTTTGTAAATGTTCCACTTACATATAATCTGTGATGTTTCCAAAAGCTATAATTATATCCAGTCGTTGGAACAACACATGGATAATTATCTCCGGGCGTTGCGGTATCAAAAACGCAATATCGACCCGATGTAATTGTGCTCCATGACGGACTCCCCGTGGACCCATTACCTTCTTGAATTGAAACTGTCGCTGTCATTTTATTAATCACTCCCCGCTAATATGCGGATAATCTAAAGTAAACTTTCCAAATGATCTAAAATATCATTCTCCATCTTTTTTAAAATACGATCCGAGTTGGCATCATACGCAGCACGAAACGCCGGACGCGATGGAGGATGCCCGGGTCTAGATTCGCTGCCCAACTCATTAATCATGGCGATTTCATTTATTTCAGAATTTTCATCAAGAATTCCAGCTTCGCCATGCAAGCCGGATGAAGTAGTGTCAACCTTATAGGATACTGTATTGAATAATTCTCCAGTCTCCCACAAAGGCGCATTGAATCCCTTCTTCTCAATTGTACTAGGCGCATTAGGTGGCGGTTCCCCACGAAATATATTTTCTTTGATCCTCATATGGAAATCCGCCATACCCTCTTCGAGAATCTCTGCAATTTTATCATCTAACATACTAGTACACCAACCACCCGGGCCGGATCAATCTGCCCGTTGGGCCATATGCAATTATCATACGAATAGTTTCATCAGCCGTGGACTTGAGCAATTTTAATTTGTTTCGCGTCTCTCTCATGATGACTTCGCCGGTCGGCGTCCAAATCCCTTCCGAATTCCAGCTACCTGGGATTTGATTAACTATTCTGTCGCTGTACGTTTGATATGCCAGGTATGCTGCATAATTTCGTTTGGCAACTTCAATAATGCTATATTCCACTGTCGAGCGCAACGCGAGTGCATCAATATATGCACTGGCACGATCAATTGCACTCTGAATTGCCATGTCCGATAACTCCTGTTCCGAACCAACCATATTTATGATTGATCGAACTTCATCAACTGTTACCGACATTTTCCACCTCAGAGGCGTATAGATATGCATCCAGAATCGCTATGGCCCACACTAATGGAAACAATATTCTTAGCCCAATCCAGAGACATGCAGCCGCCATGACTGCGAACATCAATCCCCTAATTAGGCGGCCATTATAAACCTGGCCAAGACCGACAATAAAAGCGGACAATATTGCCGCTACGATTGGCTTCGACATTTTACAACCCCAGGTCATCTATTTCTGTGTGTATTCGCATATTGGTCGGGGAATATCCAATAATCCCGTATGGGCTTGTCATCATTCCACGATAAAACATGGGTTCGACATTTGCCGATCCGTTGTAAGCTTTGGGAGCATGCCGGCAAGCCTTCATTATGATATCTAGCAACTTGTTATACGCCGCGCGAGGCGAAGTCTCGGGGCCACGCTGAATGCGCATTTGCGGCAATCCCTCGCCGGTTATCACGGATTGCTCGCGATAAGACCAATCCGGATTTGTCATTTCGCAGTAATCGGCAATGAGGTGTGCCAGAGCCGCATTGGTTTGATTGTCTGTGGCAACTAAACCGCCTCGCTGAAGACAATCCGATTCGAACTCATCACATGCTAAATCGTAATATGCCTTAAATCGATCATAACTTAAATATTTCATTTCGATATGAAAATTGTTTGCTTTATCCTCTTTCGACTGAACCGGAATATACGGATACTGGACCGCGAAAAAAGATAAAGTGTCATCAACTGAGACGGTCATAGTTTGGCACCCTTAAACACCTTTTGACTAAAACTGAGTCGGCGAAGGCCTGAATATCTTGCGTCCTGGGAAAAACCGGATTGCGCCACTAGCGGCCTTTAGAGTAACCACTCCTACTACTTGCGAAATGCCCGCAATAGGCTCGGTACCTATATATCCCCCAGGAGTTCCAGACAAATAGACCAAAGTTCCCACATCGAGAGAACTCGTATTCAATCCAGATATAACCGCCTCGCTTGCGGCAATTCCAGTTGCTCCACTTGCGATACTTCCTGTCAACACCAAGTCAGCCGCTACCGCAGTTTCCGCAACGTCCACGACAGCATCCGCCAATGCTACAGTATAGCATCCAGCAGTAGCATCATATCCCGATATATAAACGAGACTCCCAGCCGGCATTGTGGAACCGGACGAATTCTTAACGGTTATCTGGCCCGCAATGGACAGATTGGCAGCGGTAACTTCTACACCGCCTATGGACATAGTTTGCGTGACCACACGATCGACTGCGGTTGCGCCTTCAAGTCTTTGAGTTGGTAATGTCATCTTAACACCTCAAGCAGCGGAAACCCCAGCCTTATGGCTGGGGAGAAGCTGCTTAACGCATATTATGCGACTCCTGGTCAAGCCAGGGTTAAATTTCCCTTCGAGGTTGCAATGCAGGCTTAGTCTTTCGACTTCAGGTTCGGCGTGCCTAGAAGAGGTCCGAGCTAGGGAAGTACTCTGACGTTCTTGTAGCCCACAATGCTGCTGCATGTTCTTGCCCTCTAGTCTACTGTTTAGTCTCGCTTAGCCGTTTGCAAGCCACGTCCTTCAGGATGTGGTAGTTGACTATCGTCAACCTCTAAAAGAACTTCAAGATACCTAGAATCCACCAATGACTGGAGATTCTTCCAGTTCTTTACTTTAGACTCTGAAAGAACATCTCCGGCTTTATATGAATTCTTGGCATCCTTGAACGAAGTCCTAACTAAATATTTCGTCATCTTAACCTCCAGCGGCAGAAACCCTAGCCTCGTGGCTAGGGAACCACCGTTTGACGCATATTATGCGACTCCTGGTCAAGCCAGGGTTAAATTTCCCTTCGAGGTTGCAATGTAGGCTTAGTCTTTCGACTTCAGCTTCGGCGTGGCTAGAAGAGGTCCGAGCTAGGGAAGCACTCTGACGTTCTTGTAGCCCACATTGCTGCTGCATAAGCCCTCTAGTTAACTGTTTGGTCTTGCTTAGCCGTTTGCAAGCCACGTCCTTCAGGGCGTGGTAGTTTACGCGATTGCATCCTTGAAGAACACACCAAGATCCTTGCCTATGACCTTCTGATCATAGCACATGAATCCCTGTGTGTAGTCAACCATTGTCCTCTGATCAGGTATTCTCTGGATAGCAATCTGGTAGCCGGCACCCATGCCAGTGAACCCAAATGTGTATCCAGAAGACGGCATCATGAGGCTTGGTGCATCGGGAACATAACCAATCCAAGCATGCTTTCCGAACACCCAGTCTGCAGTAAAGTTGTCGTCTCCAGCGCCCTCGGGGCTTGTTGCCTGAATGGCGGATCCAATATAAAGCTTCTTAAGACCAAGCACGTTAGCGACCATATCCGGAGTTGTGATAGGCACCTGCGTGTACTTATACATCTCCTTGATAACGGGATGGATTCTGATCTTCTGGTAAACCTGCTCGGACATTATACCAACATTGGGAGTAAACCCAGTCCGGCCCTTGATAATTAGAATTGCCTTGGTAAAGTCCTCAATTGGGTTGGAGTTTACATAGTTGTCCCACTGATAGAACTGAGTAGAGTTCGGTCCACTTGTAACTCCCGTGAGATCGGTTCCCCAAACCGCATCCTTGAAGAATGTCGTAGCCCACTCAACCTCTCTGCCGAGGAGAAGCGTCTGCGCGATAAACTCCGCAGTAGCTCTCTCGAGATTTACTACGGCATCCTGGTTAGCCGCGATATCCCATCTTAGGGGATGTTCGAATGCTCTAAACTGGCAAGAGTATGTGGGAGTATTGTCCAGATCGAACATGGACTGAGCCATGGGTGTGCCCGGGGTCCACTTGCGACCACGATTCCTGAAGAACGCATCCCTGTTAAAGGTATAATAGCGGTTAGAGAGGAACGGCACAGGAATATTTGGAAATATCTTGTCAGCTATGAACTCTTCTCTGCTTTGCATGTATGCAACAGACATTGTAGACAGCGGCACATCAACGTGCACGTCACCTACATCTATTGCTTTAGTAATTTGATTATATGGAAGTGTCATGAAATTTCACCGAAATTTAAAAGTGGTGTTTAGCCGAGAAATGGCTAAACGTTTTGTATTTAAGGAACTGCCCTTGTGTGCAGTATTCCACCATCAACGCTGACGTGGCAAGATTGTCAGTGCCTGCAGTTGCGGCAACGAAACAATCTCCCAGAAACATCGACCCATCAGTTGCGCCGGCTGCGACAGCTTTTCCATAATCATCGGACGTATACTGCACTCCAGCCGCGAGACCAGCCGATGTGACATAGACTCTCGACATGCCCTTAATTCTGACCTTAGCCGGTCTGCCTGCCTTGGGTTTGTTCTGAAGAATGCCATAGGGCTCACTTGAGTCATCGCAAAGCTTTATAGTGCCAGTAGTCGCATCAAACTTCACAATATGCCACTGCTTCGCACTGAGGTCCTCACCCGCTGGGAAGAACGAATAATCCGTTACATCTGCCTCAAACATTTCTGCCATTATTAATCACCTCAATTTAAGCGGCACCTCTGCGCCGCTCTCTCTGATACTGAGCATACAACTCGGGATGCATCTCCCAAGCCTTTGCCTCAGCCTGCTCAACGGTCATAGATCCGGCAGATTTCTCGACCATGCCGCGAGCTATACCATGAATCTGTTCTACTACACTCCCGCCAGGGATTTCGCCAGACTTTCCAATCTCGGCAAACAGCCCCTCGGCAATACGAGCATTAGCGGCCTTGAAGAAAACCTTCAACTGCGAATATGCAGCCGGAGAGAGTTTCTCGGATGCCTCTTTCATAAGAATTGCCACATCAGCCGCCTTGCCAATATGAGTGTACTCTTTCTCGGCGGTCTCGGTGAATTCCTTGATAATCCTAGAATCTCGTTCCTTGGCAAGTGCCTTCTCGACCTGCTCAAGTCTCTCGGCCATAGCCCTCTTTTCGAGCCTGGCTTTCTCCAGCTCGGCCTCTGCCTTGGCAACCTTCTTCAGGTAAGATTTGGAAACGGATTTGCCCATGCCACGACACTTCTCTTCCTCTTCATCAGACTTGCCAGCAACATTGCACTTTTCCTCTTCCTCTTCCTCTTCCTCTTCCTCCTCTTCCTCTTTTCTCTCTACGTCGCCTGCGCCCTCCATTTTGGGAGGCTGGTCAGGTGGAGTTATTGCAGCCGGGCCTTCTACGCCGGTCCCCTCTAGAGCCTTCTCTTCCTCTTCGTCGAGCTTGCTCTCACACTTATTAGTCTTAGACATTTTTGAATCCTCAAAAGATTTGAAAATTATTCTTTTATTATTCGCGCCACGATCAACTAAAGAAACCTCGTGGATCTCAAGATCTTCTAAAATATTTACTTTTGTCAAACAGAATCACCCCACGTCGGGTGGACGATCTAGCATTTTGATGAGCATGAATTCAATTCCTCGGTTTCGAAGACTTGCTTTTTTCTCCATAATTGTATCATTAATTATCGATATTAATTGTTGCAAATCGCTTTCGTTCCAATCTTTTAATTGTTCTCTCCAATCAATATCAATATATCTCATGGAGAATACCTATGGCCAATTCCGCCTATTGAAAGGCCAGATATATCTCCAGATAAAACTTTCTCCCACAAGCCCGAATCAACAACTTTTATACACATTACCCAAGATCCCTTTTTTACAAGTTCTGATCCGAGCATGTAATCAGAATATGCAATAAAATTCTGAACTACATATGCATCTACAATTCTTTCATGCTGGAATCCAACTTGCTGATATCGTTCCATGTACAAGTCCGATGCTTTCTCAATTTCTTCTGCAGAAATCATGTCTCCTTGTAGATCAACTTCATCCGGACTCAGAACGACACCATAAACCTTGTGCTGGTATTGGTCGACTTTTCTAATTGGAACGACAACTGATTTGGAAACCGAATCGGAGACATTGATCCTTTCAGTGGATACTGTATATCCGCCTCCCGACTCGAATTGCTTCTCATCGCGCCCAAGCGGGGCATCCACATGCACATCGCCAGTGTCTAATGCTTTCTCGCCCAGTGTAGACAAAAATTCTGTCAATTCTCGAAGATGTTCCCTTTCCTCTTCCGTTATGTGATTAAACAATTCTATTGCATCCGGGTTATCTGTTCGAGATGCATGCAAAACATAATCATCAATTGCCTTCTTCTCGCCTCGAATATCTGATTGAATATCATCAACTAACGTTTGATCCTTTCTCAGTTGGTCAATCAACATCTTCCGCATATCCGGAGACGACAGCAATTTTTCTATTCCCAGTACCTCTTTCATGCCGTCGGTCAAATCATCAGGAAATTCTCGTTGCATAATTCGAGCAACACGTCTTGCCACATCTAGCTCTTTTCCGTGGCCATGAGCGCCCATTGCCGCCACGAAAGCCGAGATGAGGCCTTCTTTGTCATACTGAGGTCGGCCATTAACAATATCCCCCAAAGGATATCTGTAATCTTCTCTCTTGGAACCGTCGCCCTCTACATCACCAAAATAAGCTCGAATTTTGCTCGCATGGATATTTCCATCTTTATCTCTGGCATAATCAATCAGACGCCTCTCGGCTTCTGATCCGTCCCATGCTTTCGCAATTTTTGAACGTGACATGCTCCTCAACCACTAATAATCATTCTTCATCTCGCCATACGAAATACATTCAATTGAACGATTTCCATCGCTGTCGATATATATTATAGCTGCTCCGATCGATGGATGAACACCTGATGCCTTCATCGACGCATTCTGACCAACGAAACAGGGAGCTTGTAATAAAAAACATCCTTTATAATATGGATTTATTCCCCATGTGTGCATGTGCCCATTGATCACCATATCTGGATTAAATCCAGACCTCGCCGCTGCTTTATAAGCCGATTCTAAACGCGAAGATACCGATCCCGAACCAATCCCATGCACCAGAAAAAAATTTGTTTCATTTAATACAGCCGATGCTCGAGCATTGCCCAAATAATGCAAATCTTTTCGAAGAATCGAAATTTCGCTGCACACATCGGCCCCAACACTTTTCACAAATTTTTCGTCGTGATTGCCGGCGATAAAATACGTTTGAATGCCAGAGGGATAATTATCAACAACATACTCCACTGTATCATCTGCGGAAAATAAAAACTGGTCCTTCTGGCAATCGCTTAGAAAGTTAATTCCATCAGTGAGATCTCCAGCATGAACAACAAACTCGCATTTCCTGGTTTTGCACAATTTATAAAACTCATTCAAATGAGTCAACTGCTGGGCTTTGTTCCCAAGATGAGTATCACTCACGACACCAAACTTGTGAATAGCGCCAATTAGAAAGTCCCCCTTTTGCAAAGCCGGATCAATATCGACGAGATCCCACCAAAGCTTGGAGAAATGCGCCCTGGAGATTCCAATTATTCTGGCGCTATCACTAAATGTTTTTCCAACCCGGTAAGCATTGATGAGATCTTGTCTGGTTATTTTATTCTCGACCAGTGGACCTTCCTCCCGGCCTTTTGTGTGGTTTCAGTTTGTTTCGACTGCTCGCCGCTGGCGGAGCATCCAAATCATGAACTGCCGGATCGGTAGTATCTTTCGATGGAACCGGCAGTTCGTCTGGTATCGGCTTCCCACTCAACAACAATGCTTCAATCAACTGATCCCTCTTTATCTGATTCGCTGATACCGTGGGATCAGGCAATCCGGCAACCGAATAGAGATGCTTGATCATATCATCTGTTATAGATATCGGAACGCCAGCAATCTTCAATGCCTTGAGATAGGTTCCAAGTGCCTCTAGATCAGTTCCAGCGACGTTCTCATGCGAGAGCCTCGGATATTCCAAAATATCAAAATCCGGATTTAACGCAAACAATTTGGGAATAGCCTGTCGATTAAATACCTCGGCTATAACATCTAAAAACGCTTCAATGGCGGTTGTGAAAATATCAACCTTGGTCGAAGCTAGTGAACGAGATCCTTGGGTATCGTGACCCAACATGATGAAATCAGCGAGAACCGTGGCCAGGATTTGTGTGTTATATCTCTTTATCACGTCATCCGTCTGGAATTGTCGGCTGCCGCCAGTACTAAGCAACTTAAGTCCATACTGCGGCACTGCAGTATTCTCGTAAACATCTGATGGCAGAACAATGCCCTCTTGCGAATCTCGCCGAATATTCGTAGCCAGCGAAACATATGACTGATATGCAGCCTGGGATTCTTCATCCTTGCCCGTGATGATTCTAGCCGGGACTGTAACAACTGGCAATCCAGCAAGATCCCGCTCTATGCCAATGCCCTCTATGATTTCTATGTTTGAGCGAAAACGCCAAGCTCGCACCACATTGCGAAGAATTGAGTTGTGCGATGGAATTAAGCCTCTGCCCGCCAAGAACATATGAGATGGGGCATCTGTCTCAATGCATGTAGTATTCCTATTGGCAACAGGCGCTATTGATATAATATCAATTGATTTATTTTTATCATCGGATGATAAAACGATCTTCCAACCATTTGCATTCCAACCATCCGCGCGACGATATCGCATTCTTCCGGACAGATTAATAGAATGATTCTGCGGTGCAGTTCGATAAATTTCTTCTGTAGTTCTTAGTTTATCATTCGCGTCTTCTGTAGTCCTGGTTAGCCATTGATGATTTGCGTCAGCTATAATTTCTGTGCCATTACTGAAATACAATTTATAACATGGACGATTAACCCAAGACTTCTTTGCCACAACATGACGAGCGATGCCATTTTCATCAAATACCTTATCGCTCAAATCCAGATCGCAAATGTATTTCCATCCATCAGTGGTTGGAATTAACGTTTTCGAATCAAGCGCCCGTCCTTCTGGATTATTTCTGGTCGTGTCTGTTCTAAACAATAGGCATCGTTCTATCGGAACATCGAGCAATTTGAAATCTGGAGGAGACAACTGTCTCATCGCGATTACTTCGTTTCCGGTATTGCTCTCGTCGAATATCCAACCAAATAATGTTGTTTGGGCGCGTATGCTGATCTTTCTCCAGCCAATTCTGCCATCTGAATATTTGGATCGCAGAGCCGGATTGTCTTGCTCCATTCCAAGCCGCTGTTTATAAACAACCTCTTCTAGTGCCCATCCATATATTAAAAACGATAGGATTTCATTGATAATATCAATCCATGGAGTTTCCATGTCATTCATAACGCTTTCCAAGAACTCTTTTGCCAATACATCGTTTTCTTCTTGAGAAGCCGGAATAACATACCAATCCACGGAACGGCAAAGCATGCGTATCGCAAAAATCAATGCCCCGCATATTGCATCATTGTCCGCAATCTCTGTATAAATTTGTGCCCGACGTTGGGACGACTGCATCTCTTGCAGATAATCGTCCATCACAAACATGCTGAAACGGCGCAAACCACTGCGACCAATCTCAACAGCCGGAGAGACGTTATCTACATCGACTAGAAGTGGAAACGTCGGCTTGGGCGGATCAACGCGGCTAGGAATTTTTTGGTCAAAAACCACCAATTAGTATCTACGTAGAATTGACAACTGGAAATTCTTGAGGTATATACATGTTAGTGCTTGATCCGGAGACACTTTGATATGGGACCGTTCCTATGAGCCCAACCGATGTGCTTGTCATTTCCAACCTGGTCACACGCTCTTCCAGTTCTCTAATTTTCTTTTTCAAATAATTTATTTCGTCAATCTCGCGCTCAACTTCAAGTCTTTCGAAGAATTTTCCATTCTTTTCAAACAACATGCGAATCTTTCTCCTGAGATTGATTATTTAAATATCCCCTTATATTATAATATTCGTATCCCACTAGGAATAACAGTGCTTGCGGAATATTTCCTGTGCGGATATAATCGATTCCTATCATTCCATTACTGAACATCCATACTGTGACTTCCTCCCCGGTCTAAAGACCGGGGCTTCCTGCTTCCTTGAGTGGCTGGTTATATGCCATCTCTCTGCAGGCTCTCCCCCTCAGTCCGAGGGTGCGAATGTTTAGGCTAGCATTGAGATCCCGGTCCATCTCCAGCCCACAGTTAGGGCAAAGATGAGTTCGATCTGCCAGCGTCTTGGGCACAATGATACCACACTGGGAACATTTTTGAGATGTATATCTTGCATCTACCAGTTCCACTACTTTGCCAGCCTTTGCAGCTTTGCTCTGAGTGAACTGGATTAACTTGCCCCATGCGTGATCCTGTATATGCTTTGCTAGATGATGATTCTTTACCATCCCGTTAATATTCAAGTCCTCAAATACAATTAGATCTGCCGAATCCACAATCTTCCTTGAGGTCTGATGCAAGAATTCATCCCGAAGGTTTACGATATTGTTGTGGATCTTAGCAACCTTGAGTTTAGCCTTCTGTCGGTTCTTCGATCCCTTCTTCTTCCTTGATAGGCTCCTTTGGGCGGCGGCTAGCTTCTTCTCAGCCTGAATGTAGTATCTAGGATACTGTATCTGTTCGCCTGTGGATAGCGTGACAAGGCTCTTCAGGCCGACATCCACGCCCACAGCAGTCTTAGGCTCAATCACCAGGACATCTTCTACCTCAGCCACGAGGATAGCAAACCAATGACCCAGGTTATCCTTCTTGATGGTGCAGGTCTTGACTATGCCTTCAACTTCGCGATGCTTGAATATGCGGATTGAACCGATCTTAGACAGCTTCAGCCTTGAGTCTTCAAGCTTAAATCCGCCTTGGGGATACGTGAAGGACTTATACCATCCCTTGCCCTTGAACCGTGGATACCCCGGCTTCTCCCCGGATTTAACACGGCGGAAGAAGGCCTTAAATGACTTATCTAGCCTGTGAAGAACATCTTGAAGAGCCTGAGAAAACACCCCTTTGAAATTACCATTTTCTTTTCAGCTACCAACATAGCAGCCTGATCATAGTAGCTCCGGCTTATGCCTTCGGATTCGTAGGCATTCTTTCTGTCGGCTAGTGCAAGATTGTAAAGATACCTGCATGTATCCAGAGTTAGATCTAACTGAGCTTCTTGTTGCTTATTTGGATACATCCTAAACTTGTAGGCAGTCTTCAAATCCAGCACCTTCTAAGCGAAAGGTAGTTAAGCATTCAAGGTATATATAGCTTTTGGTAGCCGGTAATCCGCTACCTTCTAAGCAATTGTAGCTTTTTCCCAGTTGCCGCCCGATATCTTTTAAGGGACACGATTCATCTCCGGCCTAAAGGCCGGAGTTTTCTCTACCCCTTAACCACGCTCCTATAAACTCGTTTTGCATCTTTGAAAATGCAATCTGCTCGGGGGAGAACGAGGAGTTCTTCTCGTTCCTTAGGAATTCTTCAGCCTCGAATCCAGTGAGAATCAATCCCAATTCCATGGGTCGAATCCCGCTTATGCATCTTCTATTTTGGGGCATGGTATGTCAGTCTGACGCTCTGCGTTGCGCGCCCGATCTTCTACGAAAGAAATCTTCTCTAAGATAGTATCTGACAAATCGTCGCGCTCTTCACTCTGGCACTTCTTAGCCAGGGTATGGGCCATAGATATCAAATACTCCTCAGAGCTAGATCTGGGCGGCCTATCTAAAAGATCCACCATCACAACAGTGCGGCGGTCCAAATCTAATGTATAGCTAGTCATCCGTATCCCGACGGGGGTGTCGCATTAATGTTTCCTGCCATCTCATCTTCTGTGTTTGCAGTTCCAGTAGAGAACATATTAGCCACATTCGATATATATTCGTTTCGAGCATTCTCCAGTGCTTCCATATATCCCTCGTCCCAGCGAATTCTAACAATTGAATCCGTGGGTATCATGTCGCACACAACGCCATTTATACAATCAACAAACTTCGCACTATACCGAATATTTTCGCACCGAATGCTCGGGCAAATTCCAAATAACGAATATAACAATTTTTGCCATATTGTCATTGGTCTAAACAATACATGTATCATCTCAATCTCCTGCAGCGGAGACCCCCAACCTTGAGGTTGGGGATAAGCCGCTTTAACGCATATTATGCGACTCCTGGTTAAACCAGGGTTAAATTTCCCTTCGAGGTTGCAATGTAGGCTTAGTCTTTCGACTTCAGGTTCGGCGTGCCTAGAAGAGGTCCGAGCTAGGGAAGTACTCTGACGTTCTTGTAGCCCACATTGCTTCTGCATGTTCTTGCCCTCTAGTCTACTGTTTAGTCTCGCTTAGCCGTTTGCAAGCCACGTCCTTCAGGGCGTGGTAGTTGACCTGATATGTCCTCCATCTTATAGTCAAGAACTGTTTCTTATTTTTGGCAATTCGGGTATCAAATTCCCGTTGTCATCCAACTTGTATCCATCCGGAATGATATAATAGCCAGATGGGCTCGTTTTGTCCAGAATCACATCTTTATCCAGAGATTCGCAGAAGCCGAGCCAATCCTCGGGAGTTTTAATTGGCTGACTTACATTCAAATAACTTTCAATGATAAATCGACCAGCCGCATCGGTTTCTTCTGCGGTTATGGGTTTCCCAGTTTGGACATTATAAATACGACCTTGGAAAGTTGCATTGCCGGCACGCGAATCCATTATGACCAGGCTATCCAAATTCTGTGCGCCATCCTCTCCAACCGAGAACGTGATCTCGCCAGAGCCGGAGAAATCTCCAGTGATTGCAGTAGCCCTGTAAACATGTTTGTAACCAGCGCCGGAACTCTTAACTACATACTGATTTCTATATCCGCCCGATGACTGCGCACCAAAAACTATAAAACTGGTTGTAAATTTTTGAGAGCTTTCTTCATCGTCCCACGTTCGCGTGGCCTCATAAGATACGGTAGAATTTACCGCAGATGCCAAATCCGATGCTGATTCGGAATCGTGCCGAGTATAAATATCTCCAGACCCAATAATTTTTTGATCAATGATATTTGCTTCGCCAGTAGACGATACACCGGCAAAAACGATGAGTGCCGCTATGCAAGAAGCCAGACCGACTACTGATAGCAAAAAGCTCCATCTTAATAATCTAGTCGGCGATATTCTCATTATTTATACCCGAATCATTCTGAAAGGAGACTTCAGACCCTCAGCTACGGCACATATTTTCTCACCAATTTTAATAAGCAATGTGCCTTTCTCACGCTCCTTCACGAAGTCCTCTTTTGTTATTCTCAATATTCTCGCGTACTCATCTTCTGGAGGTTCGATGCCCCCACATGTACACTTTTGGAGCATTTCGCCAAGCTTGTACAACTCCTCTGCATAATAAGGCATATTATGCAACGCGAGTAAAGTTATACTCAACGTTATAGCGAAAAGCGCCCCAAGTGCTATTAATACAATATTATACAACAGCATTCAACATCACTCGGTTTTGGGAAACCTCGAAAATATTTCGCGCACAAACGGTGCAAGCTCACATGCTTCCGTCCAGACTTCTTCTATAGCGACTCTAGCAGTTTCGATCCTGCCCGGAGACACATATTTTTCAGACTGCAAATCGCGCAGTATAGAATATGTCATTGCCCAAGCATTGCCAACATCTACAAAAAGATCTTTAACTTTGCTCCGGAAGCCGGCATAAGCAGCGCCCGTAGCCACGAACGCAAGTACGCCAATTATCCCACTTATTAGGCTAAACGCAACACCAATTTCCATTATGCTATCCCCCCAGATTCTACATATGCGAATTCATCGTACGAGAAAAATTTTCCACATCGTATGCATCTATAACATTTTGATTCCGGAAATGGGATCAAATGATGTAAATCGCAATAAGTTTCGTCAATAAGAGACAATCCATCTACAACATTTCGTTGGAATAACAATACGAGTCACCCGAGCGCAGAGTCGCAAACCCTAATCTCTCCATTCTCAATAACTATATACCGATATCTACTTGGTGAATCATAATCACGCGGCGTCCATGGATCAACACTATACTCTAATTTAGGCGTGTGGCCAAACACCTGCCGGACAAACGAAATTAATTTGTCATACTCGTTGGGGCGATACCAGAGGGGGCTATAATCGTTCCACAACATGTTCAATGGCATCGCGTTTATACAATCTCGAATTATCTCCGCATCAGAATCCAAAACAAAAAACTGTGAATAAAATCTTTCACCCACGCCAGCATGTGTGACCAGGATATCGTCGTCTACGATAGCAGCCGATTGTATTGACGAAGATATCTTGTGCAATTGCTCATACGTGGAACTGTCATACCTGGACTGCGGAGAAATTCTCAAATCGAAGTAAGCCGCGACATCGTGATTCCCCCACAATATTTCTGCGTTGAGCCGGAGCAATAGTTGCATGCATGCCAAAGGATCCGGACCAATGTCAAAAAGATCGCCGGCAAATATTAGTCGATCCGTCTTTCTATCATATCCAGAATCGTCGACGACGTTTTGAATTAACTCTGGCCTGCCATGGCAATCCGAGCATATGATTGAACGCATGTTTTAGTTACTCCTTGGAGCCCAAGACCTGCTTTTCGGCCAGTCTTTTTGTTCTCTTGCGCCTGACATACTCCCAGGGCCAAAGCTCCTGGAGTTCTAAGGTTGGCAGGATTCATCTCAACCTCCAGCGGCGGAGACCCCAGCCTAAAGGCTGGGGATGAGCCGCTTTAACGCATATTATGCGACTCCTGGTCAAGCCAGGGTTAAATTTCCCTTCGAGGTTGCAATGTAGGCTTAGTCTTTCGACTTCAGGTTCGGCGTGCCTAGAAGAGGTCCGAGCTAGGGAAGCACTCTGACGTTCTTGTAGCCCACAATGCTGCTGCATGTTCTTGCCCTCTAGTCAACTGTTTGGTCTTGCTTAGCCGTTCGCAAGCCACTCCCTTCGGGGCGTGGTAGTCGACAGTGTTTATTCTCCTCTGATTATAGGGAAGGGCGAGGAGCCCTGGCCGAAAATTCCCTTCCCAATCGGCGTTCAGAACTCCCCTAGGCAACTAGGGGTTTTATCCCCCCTCTTGAACGAGTCAAACTCATTCTCACGCGGATGCCCTACTTCCGCGAAATGCCGAGGGCAGGATTCGAACCTGCCACATTGGCCATTTTCCGACTCGGCGATTTGGGCAAACTGTGGTCCCATTATAATGACTACTAGTTGATATACCTTTCGGTGCCACGAAGATTACCAATAGCCCCAACCGCGATCCTTCGTCGGAACTAATGTCTCTCCATATTTCTCGAAATACTGCTTTTCGATGTGCCGGAATTTTCTGCGAGATTCTTGGTTATACCAAGCCGGGGCATGCTCCCAAAATTTTCTATACTCACAATTTTTGTACGTTCGCGACATGCTTCAAGCTCTCTCAGCCGGGCACTTGCATGTCTCCGGCTTTTCGCGCATAGTCAGTATGGTTATCTTCGCTTTGGGCCATGCGCCAGGTTCATCTGGATATGTCGCAGTCAGAGTTACATTGTCTGTCACTACGCCATACTTGTCAGGAGCGATGATAACCGCACTTTTCGACGTTACCTGAAACGGAATGAGCTTCTTGAATCGCAGAGGTACATTCCCAGTCAGCGAACTCGTTAATTTCACATTCTCCAGATTCACGTTACCAACATTCTGAACTGTGTAGTGGATTGTTACCTCGTCCCCAGGAAACGCCTTTCCATCAGATACTGTACAGTAATCCTTGGCCGGGATAGATCCTACCGGGACAACAACAAAATCCCTCGAAGCGTTCATTGTGTACGTTCCTGCGCTGGCAACAGATATGAGTGCCGCCAGCAGAATAAATATTGGAATTATTTTTCGCATGGTCTTGTCCC